ACAATTTATAAGGAGGCATGCGTATGCTATCCAATGTTGCGATCAAAACGGCAATAAATGACCTATTGGCGGACGCGACCGGGCTTAAGATCTACGGCAAAGAGGTAGTGGAGGGCTACGAAACGCCCTCATTGTTTACCGAAAAGGTAAGCAAGCCGTTTCAGCATGAGACACAAAATTTTGCAAAGAGCGGCTTTACTATCAAGATAACATATTTTCAGAGTACGCCGGACGAATTGGAACAAATGAGGTTGTTAGACACGGTGCGCGAGGCGTTCGGTATGACCGTCAAGATCGAGGGTAGGACGTTGACCGTAGGAGAGTTCACGCACGAGTTTGTAGGGCAGAAAGAGGATATTTTACAAATATCCGTCGATTTTGATTTTTATGAAAATACAACGCCGGGAGAATCTGCGGAGATCGCGGAGGAATACGGCGTAACATTAACAAAAAGCGAGGAGGCGTAAAAGACAATGAGTACATTAAAAGCACCGGAAATTAACATTTCCTTTACCGAGCGGGGCGCGAGCGCAATAGCGAGAGGATCGCGCGGCGTAGTCCTTTTGGCAGTAAAGGACGAATTTGTAGCACCGCTCAAAAATCCGGTTGTCGTGACATCGACCGGGGACATTCCGAGCGCGGCAAGCGACGCGACAAAGGAGCAGATCAAGTTAGCGTTAATCGGCTATCAGACCGCACCAATTAAAGTATTGGTTTACGGTATGGGTATCGCAGAGGACGCAGAAACGGACGCGGTAGACAAGGCATACACGGACGCACAGACGGCGTGGAAAGATATTAAGTTTGATTACCTTGCAATCCCGACCGTTTCAACCGATGGCAAAGCGCAGGAGATTTCTACATGGGTAAAATCCATGAGAACGGCGAAAAAGAGGATTAAGGCAGTATTGCCAAACGTCGCAGCGGACAACGAGGGCGTGATTAACTACACGATCAACAAAAACGTGTATGCCGAAACAATCACGAATACGGACGGATCCACGGAGCGCGTGACAACCGAGTACACGGCGGAGCAGTATTGCGGACGTATCGCAGGCTTGTTATGCGGCACACCGCTGACCATTTCCGCAACCTACGCACCGCTTAGCGAGTTGGACGATTGCGAGAGACTGGACGACATCGACGCGGCAGTAGGAAAAGGACAGTTTATTGTTTTCTACGACGGCGAAAAGGTCAAGACGTGCCGGGCGGTCAATTCATTCGTAACGACGGTACAGGGCAAGGGCGACAGCTACAAGAAATGCAAGATTATAGACTGCATGGATCTGATCGCGGACGACTTGGAAAAGGCAATACAAGACGACTATTTGGGTAAATACTCGAACAGCTACGACAACAAGTGCGTTCTGATTGCGGCTATCAAGATGTATTTCAAGCAGTTAAGCATCGACGGCATTGTGAACGATGATTTCGGGGTAGATTTCGACATCGACGCAATCAAGGTTTACTTAATCGGCAGAGGAAAATACACCGAGGAGGAGTTGGCAGCAATGGACGACGCGGCAATAGCGAAGTTAGACACCGGATCCCGCGTTATGCTTAAGGCGAACGTAACGATCTTAGACGCTATGGAGGACGTAGATTTGCCTATTGCAATCTAAGAAAGGAGAATAAAGCACCATGAATAATTTTAATGCAGTGCAGGTTATTAACGGCACATGGGGGCAGGTATGGTTTGACGGCGAGTATTTAGCAGAGGCTACCGCCTGCAAAGCGGAGGTAGGATATAAGAAAACGTCCGTTTCGCAGGTTCAGAAGATGGCGGACGGTCAGAAGATCACCGGGTTAGAGCCAAAGGGCGAAATCAAGCTGCACCATGTCAACGATTTCGTAATGAAGAAAGAGCAGGAGGCAGTCAAGGCAGGAAAGACGCCGGTACACACGATTATTTCAAACGTGAACGATCCGGACGCAGTAGGCGCGGAGAGATCCGTTTACTATAATTGCGTGCTTGACAAGTCGATTTTGTCCGATTGGGAGGCAGGAAAGTTAGGCGAAAGATCCTATGCTTTTACGTTCGACGATTGGGATTTGATCGAGACAAGTTCATAAGATCAAGGCAAGTTCATAACCACAAAGGGGCTGCGATTGCAGCCCCTTATATTTTTGATTAAGCGGAGGATAGACCATGAATTTAGCAGAAAAATTACTGAAAATCGACAAGAACGAGTTAAACAAGGAGGAAACCGCGGAGGTCACGAGCAAGCAGTTGTCTAAACTGTTTGGCGAACCTACGAAGATCACCATTAAGGCGCTTGATCCGCAGCAGGTTTTAGACATTTCGGCGAGCGGATTAGACGACGAGGGCAACCCGATCATTAAAAAGACACTGGAAACAAACGCCCTGCTTGTGGCGGCAGCAGTTGTGGAGCCGTCGCTTAAGGACGCGGACTTATTAAAGCACTTGGACGCAGCAACACCGGCAGAGGCAGCAATTAAGCTATTCAAAGGCGAAGTAAACAAGATCGCGATCAAGGTCAACGACTTAGCCGGGTTTGACGTTGGAAATAACACGGACGACGAGATAAAAAACTAATCGAAACCGATAGCAACGTACAGTTTGATTACTTACACTATCGGTTTTTGCATTGGAAAATAGGCGAATATATGAATTTACCGTATGGAGCAAAGAAGATTGCGCACGCCTACATGATCCAGTACATCGAGGATCGAAACGCAGAATTGCAGGCAATATTCGGGAACGGAGAGGAGGGGGTAAGGTGTGAGCACAAGAGTAATAAGCACCTGCATACAGTTTGTTGACAATTTCACGAAGCCGTCGCAGGAAACTATAAAATCAATGCGGAAGTTAAGCACAGAGGCAAAGAGCGCGGGGAAGTCAATACAAGCAGCAGGAAAGACCATATCAAATGCAGGCAGCACATTAACAAAGACGATCACCGCCCCGATCGCCGGGGTTGCAACGGCAGCAGTAAAAACGGCTGCGGACTATGAAAGCGCAATGAGCAATGTTAGCGCAATCACCGGGGCAACCGGCAAGGACTTGGAGACATTGACGCAATTAGGCAAGGATCTTGGATCTACGACGGCATGGAGCGCGCAGGAGTGCGCCGAGGCTATGCAATATACCGGCATGGCAGGTTGGGACGCACAGCAGAACGTAGCCGGTTTAGCAGGTATCTTAAATTTGGCAAGCGCAAGCGGTACAGACCTTGCCACGACATCGGATATTATGACGGACGCAATCAGCGCGTTTGGAGATTCGGCGAGCGATTCCACGCGGTATGCGGACGTAATGACGGCGGCGTGTACCAATGCTAATGTTTCCGTAGAGACGTTAGGGGAAAGCTACAAATACGCGGCGTCAATCTGCGGCACTATGGGTTATTCCGTGGAAGATGCAACCACAGCGTTAGCAGCTATGGGAAACATGGGCATAAAAGGATCGAGCGCCGGAACGTCGTTAAAGAACGCAATCGCAAGTTTAGCAGCACCGAGCAGCAGCGCGGCGTCATTGATGGATCAGTTGGGGATCAGCTTAACCAATTCCGACGGATCCATGAAAAGCCTAAACGACGTGATCGCAAACTTAAAGGGATCGTTTAGCACGTTGTCCGAAACCGAGCAGGCAGCGGCGGCAAAAACACTTTTCGGCAAAAATGCAATGACCGGAATGTTGGCGGTTATTAACACGTCAACGGACGATTACAACGCATTAAGCGACGCAATAACCAACAGCGGGGACGCGGCGCAGAACGCCGCAGAAACGCAGTTAGACAATTTAAGCGGGCAGATCACGTTATTAAAATCCGCTTTAGAGGGCGCGGCAATCACGATAGGAGACAAGCTATTACCCTACGTCAAGCAGGCGGTTAGTTGGGTACAAAAGGCGACGGATTGGTTTAACAATTTATCCGATTCACAAGTGAACATGGTTATAAAAATTGCGGGAGTGGCTGCGGCTATCGGTCCCGTACTTTTAGTATTCGGAAAACTTGTGACAGGCGTAGGCAAAGCCGTTTCGACATTCGGGGCAATTACCGGAGCAATCGCAAAGGCGGGCGGCGTCATAGGACTTATTACAAGCCCGGCGGGAATTGTAATAGCAGTTTTGGCAGGAATAGCGGCGGCGGCTATTATCGTGGTTAAGAATTGGGACAAGATCAAGCCGGTCGTAGACAAGATAAAAGCGGCATTTATGAGCGCAATGCCCGGTATCAAGTCGGCGATTTCGACAGCAATCAACGCGGTAATGCCGATTGTGCAGACCTTAATAGACACGTTCAAGACAGTATTGCCAAAGGCTATTAACGTCGCAAAGCAGGTTATAGCAGCGATCACACCGGTTATCAAGACCGTAGTAAATACGGTAAAGACCATAGTACCAATTATCGCGTCAACATTCGTCGGAGTAGCGCGAAATCTAACGCCGGTTGTAAAAACAATCGGAAATGTAATAAAAGCGGTTATCCCGATAGTTGGGAAAATGCTTGGAGCGGCGTTTACATTCGTTGGAGGCGTGATTAAGAAAGTATCGCCGTATATCAGCAGGATTGCAAAGACGATCGGATCCGTACTTGTGGCAGCAGTGAAAGCGGTTAGCCCGGTCGTTAAAAAGATGGCGTCAACATTCAGCACAGTGTTTAACAGCATATTCAACATTGTGTCAAAGATCGTGAAAAAGCTAAAACCGGTATTCAACGGTATTGGAACCGTGATAAAAGCGGTTATGGCGGTTGTGAAAACTGAAATATCAATCGCATTTTCCATCGTAGCAAACGTGATCGAAACGGCAGCAGGAAGTATTAAGACCGTGATCGACGGCGTAGCAAAGGTATTCAGCGGAATACTGGACTTTATCAGCGGAGTATTTACCGGAGATTGGAAAAAGGCATGGGAGGGCGTAAAAGAGATATTCGGCGGAGCATTTGAGGCACTAACCGGATTGTGCAAGGTTCCGATCAATGCAGTTATAGGCTTAATCAATGGCGCAATCGAGGGCATTAACAGTATCAGCGTAGACATACCGGAGGGAATACCGTTAGTCGGCGGGAAACACATCGGTTTTAACATTCCAACCATACCGGCGCTTGCTAAAGGTACGCCGGATTGGATCGGCGGACTTG